AGCCAAGATAATTAAAAACGGGTATCCAATCATTCCTGATAAAGCAAACCATGTCATTTTAAGTTGAGCATCACGCTTGTGGTCAGCGTCTTCCATTTTACGCCGACGATCTTCCAGCATGATATCCCGTTCATCTGGATCAATTTTTCCGTTTTCGTTTAGGTCGTAGCTTTCCTTGTTCATAACATCGCTCCGCTATCCGCTTATGGGTGGTAATTATAACCACTTTTCCGTTTTTGTACACACACCATACATTTGGCTTAATTTCTTTAAGTTCTACCACCTATCCAAATATACACCTAAGTAATAAACACACAAAACAACCACGATAGCAGCCATAGATATACCCGCAATTGTAGCTAAAAGCTCCATGCGCTCTTCACGAGCCTTTTCTGCAGCTTTTTTAGCCGCTTGACGCTGCTTTCGAGCTTCAGCTTGCCATTGCTGCCAACGGTCCCATGTGCCCGGTGGCGCATACAAGCGACAGTAGGACTCTAATTCTTGCCGCTTTTGACGTAGGTTTTCTAAGTGCTGAAACTCTTCCCAATCACCTTCAGAGCTACCCGTGATCATTGTGATCGGACTAGACTTCTTTTTATTGATTGCTTCTTTAACGTCTTCTTCTGCATTCAGAAACTTACCCACAGCCCCTATAAGACCTGCAGTCTCACGACCATTGCCGAGAGCAGTCTTAATTACAGAAAAAGCTGCGTTCGCAGCCGCAATAGACTCAAGAATAGCCATTGTTTGTGCCTCATGTTGTCGTCACCGTGACTGATCCAACCTCTCCCGTGGTGGATAAGCCCCTTACATGTGGCGCATTTGCTCTGGTTATTTTTACAATACCATCTTGCTCAAACAATGCTCCAAGTTCCAAATTATAATCATCTTGCGGTAAATCCGTTAAAACGAGCGTAGTGTTACGACCCTCTCCCGGGTTTTGCTGCTGTGCAAGATAAACAGAGAATGCACGAACAATTTCGGCAAGGTAATTCTGACTATAAAACCTTGGGGGCAAAGGGAAGTAAGGTACGTTTAGTCTACGAGACATTACCTTCTCCCGTCTGGTCTAATATCGACCCTCGGAGAGCCTAATCTCCAACCGACACCTGTGTTGTCAGAGTCCACTCTGAAGGCAAAAGATCGCCCTCTTACTCGAACGTTTAACTGATTTGTAAATTGCTCAACTGGCGTTGTAGATGAACGTTCTACAGCACCTGTATTTGTCTGCAAATATGCGCCGCCGGGGTAGTTTCTAGCTTTTACTGTAAAGTCTACAGATGGGCTACCTTCCGAATCCCTAAAAGTTATGTCTGGAAGGATACGCCTAATAAATGCAAATTGATCACCTTCACCAATATCTATTTGGCTAGATTCAATATAGCTAGTAATAGCGGCAGAAGGTGACTGACTTCCATCATCAAAGCCTGTTTCGTGGCTGTAAATAAACCCTGCTGATGCAGCCTGTGGACTAAAGGTTATACCACGGTCCATCCACGCTGTTCGTGAAAGAACACCGTAATACCAAAGATTCTGTTGATAGTTGTAGACAACATAACGATTGTTTTCGGTACTATCCGCTGATGGATAAAACCACCAAACCTCACCAAAAGCGGAATTTACTCCAGCGTAAACTTTCTCATATTGTTCAGTATTGAAATCACTGAAGATATAGTCTCTAACAGAACATGGAACACGCTGAACAGAACCAGAGTAAGAGTAGAACTCATTCAGTCCCATCCAGAAAACAGAGTCATCAACTGATACTGCTGCACTTGGTCCTGCAATTGTAATATTTTCAGATATTAAGTTAATACCAAATGTAAAAGGTGGGCCAAGATACTGCATAGAATGCAGAGACTTATCTGTGAAGACAAGAATCTGCTGTCTTGTTTCTTCTGCAGTTACAATTTTAGAACCAGTACCAATTCTTAGTTCACCAGCCGTGTTTGATGGAAGTGTTTGCCATTCAAGAGGGTCTTCTTGATCACTAAATCTAATAAGCAAAGGGTCTTGAGTTCCTATGCTTGTTTCTCCATCACATCCAAAGGCTATAACATGTCGGTCTCTGTCAGAAACCATGATCTTTTTTGCAACTGTAGGCGTTGTATTGTCGGTACTTAAACTAGATAGGGTGACAGCACGACCATAATCATCAGCAGGGTCCACAGGAACGTTAGCACTTTTGTCCCAATAATAAATGTTACCATCTCTTACATTGAATATAAGGTCTTCACCAAAGTTATCTTGCTCATAAGCTCTTAGAAACTCTTCAACACTGGCTGTAATGCTTGAAGCTGAACCCCAAGAGCCACGGCCCCAAGAGCCTGCACCCCAACCTGTACCTGTGATAGCAACGTCCAATCCTGTGTTGATTTGATATGTCCCAACAACAGACGATCCACCATTTCCTGTATCGAATGAATTAGCATTTATTTCATTGGGAGTGTAAACGCCATTAACTGAAATGTTTTCGAGACTTTCCACTTCACGCGCAAGTATTTTATAAGAGTTGTCTCCAATTATTTCAGTAATTTGATATTCTTGATTAAGAACATTAGCTGTAATTGCGCCACCAAGGCTGACCGCACCACTAAACGTGACAAAATCATTAACAGCCGCACCATGTGCGGTGTGAGCAACTGTTATCTCCGAACTACCGTCTATAGGGAAAAACGTTACATCTCCAGCCGCTGAAGTTAACCTAATAGGCGTAACATCATGAAGACCGCCGCCAAGGTCTAGATAATACTTTAAGTGCGTCCCGTAGGCCAAGTAGTTTGACCCATCCAACGCAGTAAACGAATGCAAAGACCGCGCAGAGCCTAAGAAGCTAAATGTGTTACGCTTGACCCATCCACCGATTTTTTCAGGCATACCAAAACGAAAACGTATCTTGTCGCCGTCATACCAACCGCCCTCATTGGTATAAGAGGTTGTTTCTCTATTTATACCGGGCTTAAACTGAAGCTTTTGTAGCGGCATTTATTACCTCACGGTGCTGTAGGCCAAGTAACGCTGTTGGGGAATCCTGCTTGTTGTGGTATATTTAAGAGTGCTGTCCGATAGTCACGCCACTCTTGTTGCTCGGACTCAGACAACTCTTCCCATCTCAAGGGATTTGACACCATTGGGTCTACAACATGCAAAAGCAAATCATCACGTTCTGCTCTAACGCCTGCTGCTTTCTCTGCATCTAATTCTTCTTGGGTTGGCGGCACATATGCTGCAGCATCGCCGTTGCCTTCAATCAAGTCGAACAGTTGTTGCGTATCTATTAAACTTGCAGCATCGTTTGGATCACATGTAAACGGAACCCACCCCATGTCAGGATGATTGATCTCAACGTTGATCCAACCATTCTGGATGTACGCAGCATTTCTGTATTCAGTAATTATTGTTTTCATATCAAAGTATCCGAAGCCATAAAGTTGCAACACCACTCGCAGAATAACCTGTCGCTACAAAGTCTTCTGCGTACCCCATACACCGCCATGTTCCTGAGTGGGTATAATCGTAGAACCATTGCGCCGTACATGGAGCGTAACGTCTGTTACCTGTACCCAAATAAACACTAGCTGTGTTTGTAATTCCTGCCGCGTTCAAACCACTGCCTGCCGCTGTTTGACCCGGATATACGTCTGTTCCAGACCCAATAACATCATAAGCAAAGATGTAAGTACCGATACCATAATTAGTCGTAGCAACTTGAGAAGTGCTATTGCCGCCTGTTAAGTTAACATAAGCATCTCTTACAGAGTTACTAAAGTCATCCCCAACAGTCGTGCTACGGGTATTTGTGATCGTAATAGAACCAGACGCGTTAGTGATTGATATATTAGTTCCCGCTGTCAAAGTTGCTTGGGTGTACGTTACCCCGTTACCAATCAGCAACTGCCCATTAGTAGGAGCCGTAGCAAGTCCCGTTCCGCCGTTACCGACATTCAAGGCTCCCCCGCCCCAGACGCTATTACCAACGGTGTCTAGGGTGGCTACCGCTCCAAGGCCAAGGGAGGTACGAGCCGTACTTCCAGATTCCCCTATCCAATTCGTCCCATCTGAAACAATGAAAATACCATCGCTGTGTGCTATGTTCGAAATATCGGTGAGACTGGCATCATATTCTTGAACGTCTGTGTTGATGGTTAACCCCAAAGATGCTCTTGCTGTAGCTCCGCTTTCTGCCACCCAATTAGTGCCATCACCAACTATGATGTTGCCGTTCGTAACCGCAAGACCCGCAATATCGGTTAAACCTGCATCATAAGCTTGGACATCTGTGCCAATTGCAACACCTAACGTGGTACGTTGGTCGGTTGCGCTTGCGTCATCCAATATTGCACGACCCGCGCTCGTCAATGTAGCTACCGCATAAGTATCAGACGCAGTAGTGTAAATCATTCTATTGGCTTCAGTTGTCAAACCAGCAATAGACTGTAGTCCAGCATCGTATGCTTGAACATCTGTTCCAATAGTTCCAACAGCAGCGTCACCCAAACCTAAGTTGGTTCGTGAAGTGCCAGCATCGTCCACATCAGAAAGGTTGTTTGAACCCTGCAAGTAACCTGCAAGGCTTGTTTGACCAAGTATTTCAACAACCGCAGCGGATGCACCTGCACCGTTACAGTACAAGATCACCTTTTCTCCTGCAGGTACGTTTACATTTCCGCCGCTACCCTGTGTGAAGGTTACTATCTGAGATGTTGTATTATTTACAAAATAAAGCTTCTGAGCATCATTTGGCACAACAGTAACAGTACGTGTTGCGGTAAGTGTCCCTGTCAAAACCAGTACTTTATACTGACCATCAGATAAAGTTCCATCAGTCGTTGTGAGGTTAGTGTCACTGTCAGGCAATGAAATAGTACCAACACCACTTACGATACGGTCAACAATATCGAAGTTTGTATTTGTAGATGAACCCCATGTACCAGATTCATCCCCTGTAGAGATTTTTTTAATCCCACTGTTACTTGTATAGGTAGCCATTCAATTTACCTTTACGCTGCTATCTCTTCCCAATTAGTGGAAGGATTTGGTTCTTCTTCAGTATAGCTTGTTTCTGGATTTGGTTCAATCTCAGTATATTCTTGATTTGCATCAGTGATTACAGGGTTAAATGTTGCAGGAGAATATGGGTCTATTGGATTATAGCTAGTTCCCGGCTCTGGAACCAGACGGCCCCAGACAGTTACAGGATCAACAAATCCAATCGCCTCTAAACCTTCTAAAGTAACATTAGATGTACCTGATATCGTTAGCTCACCAAGCTCACCAGTAGCTGCAAGTCCGCTAACAACAACTGTTATTCCTGTACCGCCAAATACAGATACATCACCAATATCTCCATCACCCTGAACACTACCCGTTGTAAGAGTAGAGCCACCACTGATGACAGATTCACCAATATCTCCAACGCCTTCAACGCCTTCGACATGGTATATAGATGTAAAGGTGAGATCGTCACCAATCTCACCAATACCTTCAACGCCTGTAACGCTAAATACTGCGGCACCCGTAGGAGTAACTTCACCAACCTCGCCAACGCCTTCAACGCCAGTCGGTGTGAAGTTGGCTGTGCCGACAATCCCAACTTCACCTATCTCACCTATGGCAGAAGCCGCGTTGGTGACACTGGCAACCGCACTTGCGGCTACCGTTACATCATCAACTGCCCCTACTCCTTCTACTCCCGTAACGGAAAACGCAACGTGAATGACGTTATCGTCACTAAAGCTGGTTTGCGAAAAGGAAGTAAAACCGAACATGGGTTACTCTTATTTATCTACAGGGGCGGGTTCCTCTAATGACTTCTTTAACATATCTACGAATGCCTGACGACCTACTTGTAGCTGATCCATATTAAACTGCGCTGAAGCAATCTTTTGTTGCAGTGATTTAATATGATTAATGATCGCATTTTGCTCGTCAGTCAGTTCGTCCTCTGTATATTCTTTGTCATCTATGGTAATAGTAGCCTTTTTTTCTTCAGCCATTTTTCCAACTCCTGTTTTAGGTTTCATCAAGTATTGGCGGTCGCACAGCTTTTAACTCTTCAATAGTCGTGGCTGCGTTTATGCCGGGGTGAGCGGGAGCTTCCCGCAAGCGAGCTTTTTTACTCGCTATCTCTGCTTGAGCGTTAGTGTCTCCTGACTCTATTGCTCTTAAATAATCTATATCTAGCTTTTGAAACTTTTCAGCACGTTCAACTCTTATAAACTGCCGTTTCAAGCCTTTAGCTATGTCCATATCATGTCTAATCACTTGGAGCTACTCCGTATAAAAGATCATTTAACTCTCTTTCTATCACATCATCAGGTTTTGGAGAACCATCTTCATATTTTCTAGGAACTATATACCCTGCATCAGCATCGTTTCCATGTTCCGCTCCAAATCCGTCTGATAAGTATTCATCATCGCAAGTCCAAGCATTACGATAGTCATCGTCGTCGTCTAAATCTAATTCAGATGCTAGAACTATTTTATAAGGGTGCCCTGTAGGTACATCTTTTTGAGCGATCTGTTCTACATTTAAGTTACAGTTGTTGGCAGGAGTGATGATAGCCAAAACCCCTTCCACCGATTTATATAGTATCCTGTAATCACTATTTGCCATGTCGCTTCCTTATGTCTTAAACGCCAACAACGAGCAGTTAGTTTGGTTATATCTAGTGCCGCTACTATTTACGCTCTGTATATCTATGTAACCCGCAGCCCTTTGATAAACCATATCAATCGTGTTTTGACCTGAGATGTAAAACTGGAACATTATAGCCGCTGCGCGGTAATCTGAAAAGTTGTTTTGAAAGTCTGTCGTCCAGTTTACACGAAGAATCCCTGTGCCTTGATCTGATACGCTAGATACGCCTGTCTCCCACTGGCTGATACTAGCATTCGTGCTAAATCGAACGGCACCTACCACATCGCACTCATCTACGTCCTGTGTGCCGCCTGAAGTAGAAATAAGAGTATGATAACCGGGATTTCTAAGAAGCCCATAAAAGTAGCTATTGTAATAAACGTTGGTTGTGTAAACACTTACTCTCGTTTGATTGCTTGTATGATGGTAATTGTATCTCTGAAGCATACGATAGCTATAAGTGTTGCCTGTATACGGAGTTTGCGCTGACGAGATATTACAGGCATCCCAAGATGTGGTGCGATAACCTTGAGTTGTACTGTCAAAATTAAAGATATAATGGCCTGTTGATGAAGCGGTTACACTTGATACGCCGTGCGATCCATATATCGTTGTTCCATTTGCGGCACAGGTAGCAACGGGGTTTTCTGCCATACTACCACCTAATCATAATGCGCCCATGAAATCATGGACATATGGTTAATGGACCAATCTCGGCCACCCCGATAGGCGTTATATCTATGCTTACATCTAGTCGATCCAGTGTTTTGTTCGTAATTGTATTTATAGAAAAACAAAACAGACGTACCTTGACCATAACCAGATTGACGGTTGTCCGTGCCTTGATGAAGACAAGGATTTGCACCTGTACTTAAAGTGGTACTGTAATTCCATCTGTAATCAGCCGTACCCACATAGCTTAAAGAACTTACGCCTGTGGACTTACCAGACTGCAAACTACTTTTCCAAAGGCCAATGGCGTGGAGCTTTCCCTTGCGCTGTTTGCCGTAGAAGTCTGACATAGCGATTGCACCAGATGCAGGGATATCATCCACTGCGTCATAGTACTCACTTAAACTAATAGGGTTTGCGCCCAGCAGTTCTGTTTGAACGTTGTTAAAGGTTATGGCTCCTGAAGACTGTAGCGTCATGCTTTGTCCTCCTTGAGTTGGCGCACCTCTTCTTTCAACTCTTTGATCGCTTCGATCAGCAGCGGCACGAGCTTCTCGTACTGTACCGTCTTATACTCAGGATCAACGGGCGCAGGTTTAATAACCTCTGGAAGGACCGCTTCGACCTCTTGCGCTGATACACCAACCTGACGGGCATCATTCTCGAACCCTAGCTCCTTGGCCTTGTCGTTCTCATGGTAGTAGTAGCCGTTTAGTTGGCTAACCTTGTCCAACGCACCTTCGATCTTACCGTCAAAGTCTTTGAGGCGTTCATCTGAGAAGTACGCTGTGATGTCGCCAGTGGCTGTCAGTGCGCCCGTGACTGCGGCACCGCCACTGGTTGTGGCTAACTTTGATGAATTATTATAGTATAGGGTAACGCCAGCATTCTCAATCATGTAGATGTGCCAATCGCCATTCTCATCGTCATAAATACCAGCTTGATTACCATCCGTCATAAACGACCAACGACCTTCGTTGGAGCTATTGCGTATCTGCAAGCCACCCCAGCCAGATGTAGTGGATGTAATCTGCAATAAGTCGGCACGATCTGTGGATTCTTGAAGGATGACTTCTGCACCGATTTGAATGTTGCTAGACACATCTAATACTGGCAAAGCTAGGGTATTAGTTGTACCATTAAAAGTAATATTACTATTTTCGAACACCCTACCTGTTGTCTCATCTATGCCAAATAAAACAGGATATGTGCCTGAGAACGAAGTGCCCTCAATGAGGTTGCCTTGGTGGAAAATTGTGTTACCACCGATTGTTGATCCTGATGTTGTAACTGCTAATTGATTAGTGCTATTGTTATCACCGCCTCTTATATAGACAGTGTCGTTCCCAGTAATGTAGGTGTCCGTACCCGCATTGATAATCATATAGTTTGAGCTATTTGAGGCGTAAGCTTCAGTATTCCATAGACCGTAATAACCACTGTGGATTGGGTGAAGCCCTTGCGCCAATTCACCACCAGTCAAAATGCCAGTGTAGCTATCACTAGCATCACTACGCAAAAAGCTGCTGGCTTGAATACCGTCAACCGTGTCTGCGTCTAAGCCACTGCCAGTACCATCGTTGCCGCTGTGCCACATCGTGTTAATTGTAGCATCAATATATGTGCCAGAAGGTGTACCCGAGCTATTGGAATGCGTCCAAGTGCCATCAGTTTGATGAACTGTATAAAAAGAGCCATCGCCAGTATAAGTGGCAAAGTAACACCATATATCAAAACTGGTTGTACTAACCTGAACTACTCTAACTATACTAGGAGAAGCATTCGGGCCTGTTTTGTATGCTTGTACGTCACCATAAAAACCTGATTGATTTGAGCTATTATTGGAAGTTTTAAACCTAATTAAAACCTGTGAATTTTGTGCGTCCGATGCATTGTATCCACTGTTGGAAACAACATTAATTGTACAGCTTTTACCTGATTGACCTGCGGCAAAGTTACCAAGTTTTACCCACTGCGCAGTGGTGCCTGTGTTGAGTATTTCATACGTTGGGCCAAGGCGAGATGCATGTAAACTGTCAACAGTATCAGCGTCTAGGCCAGAGCCAGAGCCATCGTTGTTTTGGTGCCATACTTTACCACCGTTTACATATAGGTCTGCTGTTGTGGTTGAGGTAGACACCAACTCCATTGTGTAAGTTGAGCTATCAGCACTGTGATATAACTTACCCCAACGCATACGACTTTCAGGGCCATTATGTTGGACATCCCATTGTCCAACCAAGTTTGCTGAACCCGTACCATAGGTAAATGAAATAGCCTTACTTTCATTAGCACTCCAGCCACCGTCAATATCTATAGCTCTCGTTTGACCACTACCAGAAGAACCTATGTTTAAATACGCATGGGTTTCAGGGGCACTTGCTCCACTTATACTGACATCACCAAAAAACCTAGAAGTAAGATTAACACTACTGCCGCCTATACCAAGTTGAGCAATGGCTGTACCGTCGTGGCTATTAAAAGTGTGAGCAATAGTCCCACTGTTCCAACCACCACTTGGTGGACCATACACGTTCTGATAACTTGCAACACTGAAAACGTGTGCATTGGTCTGCTGGTACATGTCAATTTTTGGGACATTTGCTTGACCAGAAAGGTAGAGGTCTGCAAAACGATATGATGATGACCCAAGTTTAATTGCACCATCTCTTGCTGTACTTGTACTTACATTATAAGGATAAATAGTATTATCAGCACCCCTAAATCCAAGGCCCGTTACACCTTCACCTAAGTGCATATACCCAAATGCAGTCCCAATACTCCCCACATTGGTGCCGTCTTTGCGGAACAATAAAATGTCGCCGTCTGATGTCTGTCTGTTTAAAATAGCTACAATATCACTAGCACGAGATGCACCAATAAAACCGCCATAACTACCTGAACTTAAAGCGATGCCTTCTCCTGAAGATGAGTCTACATTGGCGATATTACTCGTAGTCCCCACCAGCAAGTTACCGCTGCTGTCAATGCGCATGGCTTCTGTCTCAGTGCCACCTGTCGCAGTATAGAAAGTAAGATTTGTATTTACAGATGATGAGGAACCCGCCGTTAAAGCAGCGTCTGTTCCATTTACCATAGCTAAAGCAGCATACGTTGTTGCATTAGATTGACTACTTGATCTAAGTCCTCTGGAATAACCATCAGTATCCTGAAGCACTTCAAGCATAGCATTATTATCTGATGTAGTGTTTACGGTAACATGGCCTGAACTATGTATGCGCATAGCTTCCGTGCCAGTATCACTGTTACTATGATGCCGCCATATAAAGTCTACTTCTGTGCCGTTGGTGCTGGTTCTTTGAACACCTGACGTCCAACCATAGTTGTCAACAGTTGAGCCAGAATAAGCAATCCCAGTAAACCCTGTGGTGTCAGTAGTTGCGCTGTTGTTTAACCGTAAGTGTGGACCTGAGAAACTACCTGCTGTTGCGGAATTTTGTGCTTGTTGTACTTCAAGTCTACCATCTGGTGTTTGAACATTTACACCCAGCTTACCCGCCGATGTAAGCCGCATAGTCTCAGTATTGTTGGTTCTAAACTTTATACCGCCACTATTTGCAGCAATATCTAACAAGTCGTCACCTACTTGATAGCCAAACTGAGATTTAGTGGTGCCTGACGTATTTGTTAAAGCAATATAAGGCCAATGGACTGACGTTTGTTGAATAGTTAAAGGGTTAACGGGAGTAGTAGTACCAGTACCAATCCCCAATGCCATTGTACTCGCATCCCAGAAGAAATTGACATTCGTGCCTGTGTCCTCGTAGAAGCTGATGTCGCCGTTGGAGGCAATCTTCATTCGATCTGTTGTACCAGCCGTTTCAAAAACAATGGAACCAAAGCTGGCGTTGCCATTCGAGCGAAGTTTAAGGTCATAACCACCACCCGCTTCAAGGATTGCACTATAATCATTCGCAAGGCGAGTTGTGTTTGAAACAGATTGGTCAATAACAAATGTTTTCCCTTGTATCTCACCAATTTGTACCCGTTGAGTTGGGGCCAAAGTTCCTATGCCAACACGATTATTCGTGCTATCGACGTACAGCGTGTCGGTGTCCACAGTCAGCCCATCGCTGGTCAAAGTACCCGTGATGTCTACGCCTGTGCTGGTAGTTTCAAACTTTTGGTTGCCATTATAGTAAAGTTCAACTTCTGCACCAGTCTTGAAAATAGCTTTGTCTGCTGTTTCTGCTGCATTTTTTATATAAAACCAACTGTCATTTAGAACTTTTAAACCACCAGTGCCTTGGTCACTGATATAACTATGCGACCCATCATGGTAAATCTGTAGGTCAGACCCTGCGCCGAAGATGGCTTTGTCGTTGTCCCCAAACGTAATGTTGCCTGTAGTAGTAAGACCGTTAAACTCAGGCGTGGCAGACGTAGCAATGTCTTGCACTGTGCTGACAGTCGTTGCATTGACGGTAATACCCGTACCCGGACCAACATTAAACTCAGTTCCTGAAAGAGTTAGACCGTCCCCCGCGCTATAGACCGCAGTCTCCGCCACAACAATAAAGTTAATATCTGTCGTTCCAAATACGATCTCACCCGCCGTATTCATAACGTACAGTTCACCCGCTCCAGTATCACCTTCTTTTACGAAGAACGCGTCACCCTGACCAAGGCTGTCAGGATCAGAAGGCCCGTAACTATCCGCGTCTGTCGCGCGTGTAAGCACCCAGTTAGTACTTGCCGAACCAGTATTCGTTACGGTGTATACACCGTTTTCATATCCATTCGTTTGGTTATAAATCAAAACGCGGTCATTGGTCGAAACGGTCACACCGTCAATAACCAACGCAGCTTGTGTGCCTGAGTTCGTAAGTGTCGCGCCTACGCCAGAAGAGCCGTTGTCGTATGTTGCAGTCAGGCTACCCGCCGTGTCAGGAGACTCAACACGTACAGGATCATGGTAGTGAATACCCGCCGCTGCAATCGTATCAACGTACTGCTTTGTCGCAGCTTGTAATGCAGACTGAGGATCGCGATTTAGATTCACATCGCCGTTGGCATCAAAGTATACAGACTTCTCCGCCGGATATGTAATGAAAACCTCTGTATCTGCGGTTAGGTTAACCGCTGCACCTGCGTTAGAACTCTCTAAGATCGTGTCCCTAGAAAGCGTGTTTCCTGAAGACGTATACGTCCCCAGTCCAACTTCCCACTCACCTGTGCTGCTCTCGAAGATTCCATAGTACGTTGTGTCGCCATCTCCCAACGCATTATTGAAGGTTTGGAATCCCGCGAAAGCTGAACCCAAGGATAAAGTACCAGTACCAGTCGTTGAACTGTATACTTTTACACGATCTTTTACGACAAGTGCCATACTAATTGACCCTTATGCTGGTGTGCCAATCCTAATTATTGCGTTTGTTGGCCCCGCTGGATCAGGGAAGCTAATTCGAAAGTCACCAGATGTGGATGTTTTATCAGAGCCGAAATCAAGAACGGCAACAGTGTTGGTTGTACCAGAACCACCACCTGCTTCTGAATTGTAAATCAATGCGCCACGAGCAGTAATAGTTGCAGACGTAAACGTTATGTCGTCAAAATCTGCGTATGCTGTCGTTCCAGAGCTTGTTGGAGTTACATTGGTTAAATTCCCACCACCTGCGTTGTATGACCCAGAATTACTTACCTCATTTGTAGCGGTGTAGTCGGTGGTCGCCGCTGTAAATGACGCATTATTGTCGTAAAGAGCGATCTTGAATTGATCTTCTCCAGTTGTGAAGTCATGTTTCGCCTCAAGCAATTCCTTCTTGAAAGACGTACACATAAAGTTTCCAGTAAAGGCCATAGTTAAAGTCTCCTTATAAGTTCAGCCAGTTCGGGATGCCCTGCATCTTTAATGGCATTATACACAGTTGTGCGGTCACTGCGAATAGCTTGTTTCATATAATGAGCAACGACTTTTTCTATGTGATTTGAAAAAGCTTGAGCTTGATCTCTAAGTGCAGGATGAGTGTTGTTCGAAACAGATATGATCTTTTTTACACACTGTTCAGCGACCTCTTCAGGGGTAAATCCACGATTATTTGTCGTAGATACGTTCACCAAAACCTGATCTTTTGGTATTTCCATTGTGCCTGTAAACATTATTGTTTAGCCCTCACAACTTTACCTGTGCGATATTCATCAGTTGTTTCCTTAGCCTCGCCAAGCATTTTTAGACCCGCTAAGGACTCGTTAAACCTTTTATCGTAATAAGACATCATGTCTTGCTCTCCCTTCATGAATAAATAAGCTTCAACAAGGGAGCCATACAACAAAGTTAACTCTGCATTTTTGCTCAACCAAGTTTCGCCGCTATCTAATCCAACAGTTAAACTTACTGGGCGATAAAAATAATGAAGCTCCGCAGTGTAAGCTGCGTCTGGGGTAGGAGCTAACATAAAGTTATCGACATCAAACTGTGAATAATACTTCGGTGTTCCTGTCGTCGTCGCATCTGGAGTATAAGTTTGAAGGAAAGATGGGTCTTTAAAGTCTATAAAGAACTTATCTCCATCAGCACCTGCTAAACTTAAAGAAAAAGGGGCTAAAAAATCACTTGGACACGCCAAATACTTGTTGCTTGAGGTCGTACTTGCCGCAGCATTTTTTCTAAATAGGCTTAGTTGTACGCTTTTTAAAATTCGCTCTTCAGCCTGACGTATGAAAAGAGGTATATTTGCGACAAAAGTGGTTTCATCATTCTCTGTGTAATCTTGAATTGCTTGTTTAAGCTGTGCGTATGTAAAACTCATGATGTCACCACCGTAACTGATCCGACAGAACCTGCCATTTCTAATCTATTTGGAGTAAGACCATCATCAGAAGGGCCACCAACGGGGTTCCAACTCCATTGAATGTTTCTTTCTTGGTCCAAATTTGGCTCTGGTCTTGCACCTTTAATCGCTTCTGGGTCTGGGGGAACCCTAATTGGCTCTAATTGCGGATGTTTTGGCTCCCATTCATCCTTACCAACAAGAAGGCCATTCCACTCTTTACGCATGTCTTTTAGCCGATATCTGAAGCCAGATCGGTCTGATATGCCATAAGCCCATTTTCCTGTTGCAAACTTAGACAATGCGATAATTCCTTAAACTTGGAGATATTTGGAATGATGCACGATCTCTATCTTCATCAATCGCACGGCGCATTTCCTCTTCATACACTGCTTTTAGCATTTGAACCCGCTCCGGGGCACGTTTTAGAGACAAATAATACGCTAATCCTGCAGACAAACAGGGGTAAAATCTAAACGGAATATCCATAGTATTTACCTGTGTATCCGCATCATCTATGCGTGTTAAACAGTCATATACAAGAATATCTGTACTATTGTCAGGAAGAGGCCAAATCTTTAAATTTGGAGTAATTTGACGGTCAAGGAAAAACTGAGTAGGTCTTCCTTCAGTTGTTTTTGTAGGAATAGCTAGATATTGATCCCTACTAATTCTTTCAATCGTATAATCTGTATTGCTACGACGAACAACTACAGACAAAACGTCAATAACATCGGTTCCGAGGTCATATTCTCCATCAGATTCGGTAAGTGTTATTGTACGCTGCTTAATTGTCCACTGATTTAAGCCTCGATTGGCCCAATCAGCTAACATAAGGTTTAAAGATCGCTTTGCGGTCTTTAAGTCATATCCAGTACGGGCTTCTAAGCCACAACGCTCAAAAGCCTCTTCGATGTACTCCGCTACATCTAATTCAAAGTCTGTTGAGCCTGATACGGTCATTTCTTTTTCCTTCTAAGCGACTTAACGCGCTTCGGTTTTCCTGCAGGTTGCCCAAGACGCTTCTTTTGAGCTATTCTACTACGCTTTTCAGT